TGGATCTGGTGCTGCAGCTACTGCAACTGTTTCTGGTGGAGCAATCACTAATATTAGTATTACTAATGCTGGTTCAGGTTATACATCTGCACCTACTGTGGTGATTACTGCAGATCCAGGTGATACAATCACAACTGCTGCAAATGCTTCTGCTATATTACAAACTAGAGCAGTGGCTTCTATTGCCGTGACTGCTGCTGGTTCTGGATATTTAACAGCCCCAACAGTAGTATTTACTGGTGGTGGCGGTACTGGTGCTAGTGCAACAGCTGCTATCTCTACATATAGCGTAGCTTCTATTTCTATCTCTAATGCTGGTTCTGGATACTCTACTGCTCCAACAGTAACATTTACTGGTGGTGGCGGTACTAGTGCTGCTGCAACAACTACTGTAACTACTGGTGGTGTTAAAATTAATAACACACAACAATATCTTGATAACTATGTTAATGGTGCAGGAATTGTTGGTGAGTTTGCTGCTCGTTGCCCAGGAGCATTAGGCAACTCCCTAAAAGTTTCAATGGCTGACTCTGCTACATTTAGCACTTGGACATATCGCACAGAATTTGATTCTGCTCCAGGTACATCTGAGTATGTATCATCTGCTGGTGGATCAAATGACGAAATTCATGTTATCATTATCGATGAAGATGGTGCATTTACTGGAACTCAAGGCGAGATTCTAGAAAAATTCGCATATGTTTCAAAAGCAAGCGATGCTAAAAAGTTTGATGGATCTAATAACTATTATAAAGATGTTATTAATTCTCGCTCAGCATACGTATGGTGGATGGATCACCCAACAGCACTAGAAGTTTCTGGTTCAGCTTGGGGTTCTGTTGCATTATCAACAACTTTCAAATCATTAACTTCTGATATTACTCGTTCACTAGCAAGTGGTGTTGATGACTTAGCGTTGACAGAAGGACAAAAACAGACTGCATTTGTTACATTTGCAGACGATTCTCGTTTCGATGTTTCTCTAATTATGCTTGGTAAAGCATCTGCTGCAACAGCAACTTATGTTATCAACAACGTAGCAGAAGTTCGTCTTGACTGCGTAGTATTCGTATCTCCACAAAGCGTTTCTGGTGATGTGATCGTTGGTAGTGGTTCAACTGCTACAGATGCAGTAATCACATATCGTAACTCTCTACCAAGCACTTCTTATGGTGTTCTTGATACTGGTTACAAATATCAGTATGATCGCTACAATGACAAGTATCGTTATATCCCTCTAAATGGCGATATCGCTGGTCTATGCGCACGTACTGATTACACTAACGATCCATGGTTCTCTCCAGGTGGTCTAAATCGTGGTCAGGTTAAGAATGTTGTTCGTTTGGCTATCAACCCAACTAAGACTGATCGTGATGAACTATACAAGAATGGCATCAATCCTGTGGTTACATTCCCAGGAGAAGGTACTGTTCTATTCGGCGACAAGACATTGCTTGCTAAACCAAGTGCGTTTGATCGTATCAATGTTCGTCGTCTATTCATCGTTATGGAAAAAGCAATTGCAACTGCTGCTAAGTTCCAGTTGTTTGAATTTAACGATTCATTTACTCGTGCGCAGTTCCGTAGTTTAGTTGAGCCATTCTTACGAGATGTTCAAGGACGTCGTGGTATTACTGATTTCCGTGTTAAGTGCGATGAGTCTAATAACACAGGTGAAGTTATTGATCGTAACGAATTCGTTGCTGATATCTTCATTAAACCAAATCGTTCTATCAACTTTATCACTCTGACATTCGTTGCTGCACGTTCTGCTATTAACTTTAGCGAAATTGGTGGTTAATTGAAAATGGGGAGACAAAATCTCCCCATTACTAACAGATAAATAAAGAAAAGAACACAAGGAGATTTAAATGGCAAATATTGCTGACTTTAAGGCGCAGATGATTGGTGGCGGTGCACGTCCTAATCAATTCCGTGTCGAACTAACTTTCCCTTCTTATGCAACACTTGGGGTCGTTGCTGGTCAGAGAGCGCAGTTTTTATGTAAAGCTGCACAGCTTCCAGCATCAACAATAGAGAACATTCCTGTTCTTTATCGTGGTCGTCCAGTTAACTTTGCTGGCGA